GCACTACTAAAACTCTTACAAACAAAACATTAACAAGTCCTGTCATATCTGAAATTAGTGCAGATAGTGGTTTAACAGTAGTAGCAAGTGGCGATAAATTAGAAATACAATCAAGTGGTGGTGGTGGTGATGCTGCTGGTGGCGTTAGACCTGTCATTGGTCGTGCTAGTGCCAGTGCGAGGGGGCGACAAACAATCCTTGGCCCGATGGACCCAAGAAAATCCCAGGCTGCAGAGGCGGGCCCTGAGCCTGAGCCTGAGCCTGAAGATCCGTATCCACAAGCGAGGTCGAGCCAGACAGTAGTAGAGGAGCCGGTATCGGCATCACCCCCACTACCCCCACCCGACGACGACTATGCGGCAGCGCAAGTTGCGGGGCGGCAAGCAAGAGAAGTAGCAGAACAACAAGACACAGTAGAGCGAACGCTAGAAGAATCTGGATACATGGCCGCTGGTGGCTTAGTAAAGAAAAAGAATAAACGACGAAATGGCAAGGGACTAGCCAAGCGTAAATAGTCTCATTGTTGGCTTACCTAACCCCCCGCATTGGCTACGGATAGCCCCAACATTGGAGAGAAAACATGACAGACGAAACAGTAGTCGGTACAACCGATCCGATTAAAAAGGTTGTGAGCATGGGTGATCGTAGATATGACACTCAAAAAACCATTGAAGATGAAGAAAAAGAGCTTGAAGAGTTAATTGAACAGCAAAAAGAAGAAGCTGAGAAAGACGAACGAGCAGCTAAGATTGTTGAACAAGAATTACTAGAACCAGATAGTGCTGAAGAAAAAACTTTTAAAAAGCGATATGGTGATTTACGTAGACACACACAAAAGCAACAGAAAGAGCATGAAGCAAAAATAGCGGCCCTGCAAAGCCAACTGGATACGGCAACAAAAACACAAATTAAACTTCCAAAGACTGAGACAGAACTAGAAGCTTGGTCGCAAGAATACCCAGATGTAGCTGCTATTATTGAAACCATTGCGATTAAAAAGTCAAGGGAACAATCTGAAGACTTAGAAAAGCGCATGGATGAAATTAATCAGCTACAGTCTACTGCCAAGCGAGAGAAGGCAGAAGCAGAGTTGCTTTCATTACATCCTGATTTTGAGGAAATTAGAGCTACTGACGACTTTCATAACTGGGCTGAAACACAGCCAAAGTGGGTACAAGATGCTCTGTATGAAAACGAAAATGATGCTCGATCTGCTGCTAGAGCCATTGATTTGTACAAGGTTGACCAAAGTAAGGAAAGTCCATCTGAAAAGAAAGCTAAGAAACTTTCTAATACTAGGGATGCTGCAAGAGCCGTAAATACAAAAACAGCTAAAGCCGCTCCTGAAACAAGCACAGATAGTGGCAAATGGAAAGAATCTACTGTAGAGGGAATGTCCTCTCAGCAATATGAAAAACATGCAGAGTCGATAATGGAAGCAATTCGCTCTGGTGAGTTTATCTACGATATTTCAGGAAGTGCAAGATAACTACATTTTTTCCTTGACTTTTTTAATATTTTAGGTAGAATGGTAATATAACTAGGCCCACAGGTTGTGCAACCCTAGAATATATAAGTAAAAAACTTTTTTGCAACCCAGCGATATGGCCGATAACAGGCTGATCACCTGTTTATCCTACCCCCTAGAACTGGCCCGTAAAAGTTATGTCCTGAAGTATAGAATTACAACTATACTTGTGGGCCTTGTTGCCCACTTAGTACGAAAAAGGAGATTTTAATCATGGCTTTTAAACGTGCTGCAGGGTATAACAACTTACCTAATGGTAATTTTAGCCCTGTAATTTACTCTAAGCAGGTCCAGCTTGCGTTCCGCAAGGGTTCTGTTGCAGAGGATATTACCAATAATGATTATTTTGGTGATATTGCAAACTTTGGTGATACTGTCCGTATTATCAAGGAGCCTGAGATCACGGTCAAGTCTTATGCCCGTGGTACTCAAATCTCGCCACAAGACCTCGATGATGAAGATTTTCAGCTTGTCGTTGACCAAGCTAATTACTTCGCATTTAAGGTTGATGACATCGAAGAAGCACATTCACATGTGAACTTTCAGAACGTAGCGTCTGATCGTGCAGGCTATCGCCTCAAGGATCAGTATGACGCAGAAGTTCTAGGCTACCTCTCTGGTTTTGCTCAGGCTTCTATCAGCGCAGTTGCCAGTACCGCTAATACTACGGTTTCTGGTACCAAGGCTGTTTCGACTGCTGGTTCCGACGAACTGCTTTCTTCCATGCAGCTTAAGAAGGGTGACTTTGGTAACATTACCACCTCTTCGGCAGGCACGCACTCTATTCCCGTTACGGCTCGTTTGCCGGGGGCAAGTGCGCTTCCTACAGCTACTGCATCACCTAATATGGTTGTGGCAAGAATGGCTCGACTCTTGGACACGCAGTTTGTGGACAAGGATAATCGGTGGCTCGTTATTTCACCACACTTCATGGAAGTGCTGATGGATGAGGATTCCCGACTTCTCAATCAGGACTTTGGCGAGGCCGGTGGCCTTCGCAATGGTCTTGCACTAAATAATCTTTACGGCTTTAGGGTTTATGTTTCTAACAACCTTCCTGCTGTTGGCACTGGTCCAGGTACCTCTGGTACTGCGAATCAGAACTCCAACTATGGTGTGATTGTTGGTGGACATAATTCTGCTATTGCAACCGCAAGCCAGATCACTAAGACGGAAACGTATCGTGATCCTGATAGCTTTGCTGACATCGTGCGTGGTATGCACCTTTATGGTCGTAAGATTCTACGACCTGAAGCAATTGCCACAGCGAAATACAATATAGCATAGAGGAGGTATTACAATGGCAACTTTTGATATGACACTAAAATCAACCACTGGCGTAAGTGCCGACTCTATTGCAACTTTGCAAGCTACTCGTCGAGGAAGTGCTATGAGAATGGTCGATGCTATTCTCGACATCGACGCTCTTGCTGCAGATGGCTATAGTTGTACTAATGGTGATATTTTCCAGCTTCTAGAAATTCCTGCAAATACTTTTGTGTTGTTTGCTGGAGCGGAAGTTCTTAAAGCCTTTGATGGTAGTTCCCCAACAGTAGATATTGATTTTGCTGAAGGTGATGACATCATCGATGGTGGAGATGTTACCTCAACAGGTATTCTCGCTGAAGGAACAAACGGTCAGGCCAATGATGTTATTACTGGTGCTGACTCTTTGTGGGAATGTTTTGTAACCACTACCGACACGATTGATGTTAAGCTCATTGCTTCATCTGCTGACGTTACTGAAGGAAGGCTGCGAGTTTACGCATGTCTTGTTGATGTAAATGGTTATGCAGAAGAGGCGGATGAAGTTGATCGAGATCAGCTTGCGTAGTTAATGATGGTGGGAGGGGCAAAAATCCCTCCCACTACATAATGTAAAAGAGGGCAAATGGCAAATTCATTTTTAACATACACAAATGACGTGCTCGTAAAGTTAAATGAGGTTAAATTAACTTCAACTGATTTTACGGATGATCGTGGTATTCAAACACAAGCAAAAAATGCTGTAAACCAAGCGATCCGCTACATTAACCAGCGAGAGTTTAATTGGCCGTTTAATCATGCTACTGCTAGTCAAACTTTAACTGCTGGCGTTGTAAGTTATGCTTTGCCATCAAATACGAAACATGTAGATTACGCTACGGCACGAATTAGAAAAAGTGAAAGCTTAGGTAATGATGCTAGAGCGTTATCGTTTTTAGATTATCACGAATATTTAGAATTGCATATAAAGCAAGAAGATGATACTGTAACAACTACATTAAGTAGTGGTATTGATGATGATGACACTACTATATCTGTTGCTGATGCTTCATCGTTTGATTCAACAGGCACGATTATTATTAATACAGAGAATATAACGTATACTGGCACAACTTCAACATCGTTCACGGGAGCAACAAGAGGCGCAGAAAGCACAACTGCAGCCAGCCATTCAACCGGAGCTACTGTTGCTCAGATTGACGCAGGCGGAATCCCCACTCATATATTTAGAAAACCAGATAATACGTATGGACTTTGGCCTTTTCCGAATAAAGCATACACTTTATCTTTTGATTACTTCACGCACCCAAGTTCAGACTTATCTGCTCATGGAGACACAACAACGATTCCTGATAGATTTGGTCATGTAATTGTAGATGGAGCAGTTGCGTATGCTTATTTGTATAGGAGTGAAGTCCCGCTGTATGAGCGCAGTTTTGC